ACCGACGTATAAAGCGGTATTCAAAACGCGCCTGGATCCGGATAGTCAGAGCGCTGAGGCGTGGCTGACTACGGATGGCGGTGGCTTCGTAGCTGCCGGTGTCGGCGGTGGTATCACCGGTAAGGGTGCACACATACTTGTTATCGACGACCCGGTTAAGAACCGCGAGGACGCAGAGAGTCAGAACAACCGGGATGCGAACTGGGACTGGTATACGTCAACGGCGTACACCCGTCTTGCTCCTGGCGGCGGCGTGTTGGTAATTCTAACGAGGTGGCATGATGATGACTTGGCTGGCCGACTTCTTAAATCGGGTCTTCAAGGCGGAGACGAGTGGGAAGTCGTCAGATATCCCGCCATCGCCGAAGAAGACGAAGAGTTCCGTAAAGCTGGTGAAGCCCTCCACCCGGAGAGGTACAGTGTCGAAGCGCTCCGTCGAATTGAAAAAGCCGTAGGTCCTAGAGACTGGTCAGCGCTTTATCAGCAGAACCCAGTAGCCGATGACGGTCAGTACTTCACCCGTAGCATGGTCAACTATTATGACCCAGAGGACATTGATGAAGATGCCATGCGTTACTACTGCGCGTGGGACTTGGCTATCGGTAAGAACGACCGCAACGACTACAGCGTTGGCATCGTTGTCGGTATCAACGACCGCGATGACATGTTCGTGACGGACGTCGTACGCGGGAGGTTCGACGGCTTTGAAATAGTCGAACGAATACTTGATCTCTATGAGCAGTGGAAGCCCTCGATCATCGGCATCGAAAAGGGGCACATCGAAATGGCCCTCGGCCCGTTCCTCGAAAAACGCGTGCGTGAGCGCGGATTGTTTGAAGCGTACTTCAAAGACCTAAAAACCGGACGCCGTGATAAAGAAGCGCGTGCTAGAGCTATCCAGGGGCGCATGCAGCAGGGCAAGGTGTATTTTCCTCGTGACGCATCGTTCTCTGGTCCATTGATCGCGGAACTTCTTCGGTTCCCGAATGGTACTCACGACGACCAGGTTGATGCCCTGTCGTGGATCGGTCTCATGATGACCGAGTTTTCAACGTATCAGGCTCCAGTTGTACATGTACAGTCTTGGCGGGACAAACTCATCTCTCTTACTCGCGGACCCCGCCAAAAATCCGCGATGAGTGCATAACATGGCAAAGATCAAAACCCAGTCGATCGAAGATCAGCAGCTTGCCCATCAGCAGTGGAACCGCTATGTGCGGGCCCGCGACAACGGGCATCTGCAGTATGTCGAGATGGCTAAGAAGTGCGACGCGTTCTATCGCGGCGACCAGTGGGACCAGGTTGATCTTGCCGCCCTGGAAGCAGAAGGTCGTCCCGCACTGACCATCAACACCATTCTCCCGACCGTGAACACGGTCCTTGGAGAACAGTCCACGCGCCGTGCCGACGTGCAGTTCAAACCGCGCCGTGGTGGTGATCAGGACGTAGCGAGCGTGCTGACCAAGCTGTACATGCAGATTGCTGATAACAACAAGCTCGACTGGGTCGAGCAGGCGGTGTTCAGCGACGGCCTCATCATGGACGGCCGTGGTTACTTTGACGTTCGTATGGACTTCACCGACCACGTCGAAGGTGAGATCCGCATCACGGCTAAAGACCCCCTCGACATCCTGATCGATCCGGATGCGAAGGAGTACGACCCGAAGACCTGGAACGAGGTGTTCGAGACCAAGTGGATGACCCTCGACGAGATCGAGGAACTCTACGGCAAGGATAAGGCGGAGTCGCTACGCTTCGTAGCCGAGAACGGTAACGGCTTTGGCCGCGACTCGATTGAGTATGAAGAGACCCGTTACGGTAAGACGGACAGTAGCCAGGATTACTTGGGTGCCGCTATCCCCGGCAACGGAGACTACCGTAACATCCGTGCGCTTCGCGTGATTGCTCGTCAGTATCGCAAGATGGGCCGGGCTGATTTCTTCGTTGACCCGAACACCGGTGATCAGCGCGAAGTCCCCGAGAACTGGAACGAGCAGAAGGCGAAGAAGTTCGCTAAGCAGTACAACTTGAGCCTGATCTCTAAGGTCGTGCGTCGAGTTCGCTGGACCGTTACCTGCGACAAGGTTGTGCTGCATGACGACTGGTCGCCGTACGATGACTTCACCATCGTGCCGTACTTTGCGTACTTCCGTCGCGGCCGTCCGTTCGGCATGGTCCGCAATCTGCTTTCCCCGCAGGAGCAGCTCAACAAGATCGCGAGCCAGGAGCTGCATATCGTCAACACCACGGCCAACAGTGGCTGGATGGTGGAAAGCGGTTCGCTCGTCGGCATGACGGCCGATGATCTAGAAGAGCACGGCGCGGAGACCGGCTTGGTGGTCGAGTACAATCGTGGCTCATCGCCGCCGACAAAGATCACTCCGAACCAGATCCCGACCGGCCTCGACCGTATCAGCCAGAAAGCGGCCCTTAACATTAAGGTGATCAGCGGCGTGAACGACTCGATGCTCGGGTCGGACGGTGCTGAAGTGTCTGGTATTGCTATACAGGCCAAGCAGAACCGGGGGGTCATCATGATCCAGGTTCCGCTTGATAACCTGCGTAAGACCCGCCATTATCTCGCTGAGAAGGTGCTAAACCTGGTTCAGAAGTTCTATACTGAACAGCGAGTGATCCAGATCACAAATGAAGACGACCCGTTGAAGCCGCGCGAGCCGCTCGTTGTTAACGAGATGACTCCGGAAGGCCGCGTCATTAACGACCTCACTTTGGGTGAGTACGACGTCGTTATCAGCACCGCTCCGGCGCGTGACTCGTTCGATGAGATGCAGTTTGCCGAGGCCCTTAACCTGCGGCAAGTCGGCGTTGCCATCCCGGATGACGCCATCATTGAATACAGCCACCTTGCCCGTAAGGGTGAACTCGCCAAGCGCATCCGCATGATGACCGGTGTCGAGCAGACCCCGGAGCAGATGGAAGCGTCGGCAATGCAGGCAGAGATCGCAATGCAGCAGGTGCAGCTGGAACTGGCCCGTATGCAGGCGGAAGTGCAGAAGTTGCAGTCCGAAGCCGCGATCAACATCGCCAAGGTGCAGGACGTCGCAGACGTACAGCCCCAGCTCAAGATGGCCCAACTGCAGACGCAGATCGGACTCAAGGAGCAGGAGTTGCAGCTGCGGCGTGAGCTGGCCTCGCTCACCAACCAGACCCGTCGTTCGCAGCAGGAGACGGCTGCAGCGACGCGCATCGCAGCCACTGTCATGCAGACGGCAGCGAAGACGCAGACCCAGGGTACGCCGCGACCCATCCCGAATATGCGGCCGATGACCCCACAATAGGAGATTGAATATGTCTGAGGACAAGAAAGACGCTAGCCTTGACCGGATGCCTGGTTCCGATCCAGTGGAAGACGCGCCCGAGGCGAAATTCGACCTGAACTTTGGCTTGGGCGAAGAGCCAAAGGCCGAAGCCCCGGTCGAACAGCCGGAAGTCGCTGAGGAACCGGTTGCCGAGGCTCCTACGGCCGAGGTAAAGGCCGAGGAAAAGCCCGAAATTCCGGAAGCCCCCGAGCCGGTCGTGCGGGCCGAGGCCAAGGAAGAGCCGAAAATTACTCAGGAGACTGAGCAAAAGAAGCCGATGGTGCCGAAGTCGCGCCTCGACGAGGTGTTGGCTAAGCAGAAGGCTCTGCAGAAGCAGCTCGATGATCTGATGGCAGCAAAAACCGCTGCTGAGACGGCCCCAGATAGCTTTGATTTCGCGGTCAAGGAGGTCGAATACCAGAACATGGTGCTCGACGGGCAGCATGAAAAGGCTGCGGCGCTGCGTCAGGAGATCCGCCGGGCTGAACGCGCCCAGTTGGAGTTTGAGCTGACCCAGAAAATGGAGCAGAAGGTCACCCAGAGCCAGCAGATGTCGGCGCTGCAGCAGGCCGCGTCGGAGCTGGAGACGAATTTCCCGGTTTTCGACCGCAACAGCCCTGAGTTCAACGAGAAATACACGCAGGAAGTGATCGATCTGCGCGACGCATTTATCGTTAAGGGCGAAAACCCCGTCGCTGCGCTGTCAAAAGCGGCTAAGTTCGTCCTCCGTGAGTACGATCTGGTCGATATGAGCACCCAGGAAACCCCGTCTTTGGCGGCTCCTACCGCTACGAAGGCCGCTCCGGTCGACGAAGTGGCTAAAAAGCGTGCCGATATCGCCCGCAAGATGAAGGCCGCCGAGTCCCAGCCGCCTGATATGCCGGGTGAGAGCTCTGCCGCACGCGGTGAGAAGGCATTCGACGTTATGCAGCTGACGGAGGACGAGTTTAACGCCCTCCCGGCAGCGACCCTTAAGCGGCTGAGAGGCGATGTCGTCTAATGGCTACCCGAGACTCGCGTTTGGCCCGAGCTGGCGTCTCTGGCTACAACAAACCTAAGCGCACACCAAGCCATCCGACCAAGAGCCACGTGGTTGTGGCTAAGTCGGGCGAGCAAGTAAAGACTATTCGCTTCGGCCAGCAGGGCGTGAGCGGCTCCCCCCGTAAAAAGGGGGAGTCCGAAGCCTATCGCAACCGCCGCGAGTCTTTTAAAGCCCGCCACGCCGGTAATATCGCTAAGGGCAAGATGTCCGCAGCGTATTGGGCCGATAAGGTTAAGTGGTAATGGCTAAGGCTAAGTCAAAGGTCAACGCCGCCGGTAACTACACCAAGCCGACTATGCGTAAGCAGCTGTTTAACAGCATAAAAGCTGGTGGAAAAGGCGGTAAACCAGGTCAATGGAGCGCCCGTAAAGCACAGATGCTTGCGGTCGAGTACAAAAAGTCAGGAGGAGGCTACAAGTAATGGCTAAGGACTGGATCAAAGACGCGATCAAGAAACCTGGTGCCCTGCGTAAGAGCATGGGGGTAAAGAAAGGCGAGAAGATTCCGGCTAAAGAGCTGAAAGCAGCAGCCAAGAAGTCAGGCAAGACCGGCCAGCGTGCCCGTTTGGCCATGACCCTTCGTAAGATGAAGAAGGATTAGTCCATGGGGTTAGCTAAGTCACAGAAGTCCCTTAAAAAGTGGACTAAGGAGGACTGGGGTACCCGTTCTGGCAAGAACAGTACCCAAGGCTCTAAAGCGACTGGCGAACGGTACCTGCCGAAGAAAGCTCGGCAGGCGCTGTCCCCGCAAGAGTATGCTGCTACCACCCGTAACAAGCGTCGTTCGCTTGCTAAGGGGGAGCAGTTTTCGAAGCAACCCAAGCGTATCGCCAAGAAGACGGCGCGATACCGTTAACCACAGGAGACGAGCGTATGAAGATGAAGAAAAAGGGCGAAAAAGGCCCGATGCACCGCATGCCGGATGGCACCATGATGCCGGGTAAGACCCACGGCGCTAAAAAGCCTGCTAAGAAGGCGGCCAAGAAGAAATATTCTTATTAAATAGTTGCGAACTTTCTACTCTGTTGTTAATCTACAACTGAACTCGTCCGTTGGAACGATATCCAGCCGTGTCGCACACGTTAAAAACGTGCTGATTTCGCCCCGCATAGGCGTTAAACGTGCCGAGGTCGCGCCTCGTTAATACGCGCTAAGTCGTGACCCCACGATACGGGGAAACGGTTTAGCCGCACCACAAGTCGGCTGTAGGCTGGTAATGCATGTGCATTACTAGATTTTGTAACGCAATTAAAGGAGAAGCCAAATGGCTCTTACTAACTTTGCGGCGCTGACTAGTGATCAACTCACGGCGTGGAGCCGTGATTTCTGGCGCGTCGCTCGCAATATGTCGTTTGTGAACCAGTTCGCTGGTTCGGGTTCCAATGCAATGATCCAGCGCGTGACCGAGCTGACGAAGTCAGACAAGGGCACGAAGGCTGTCATCACGTTGCTCGCCGATATGACCGGTGACGGCGTGACGGGCGACAGCACGCTTGAGGGTAATGAAGAGGCGCTCCGCGCTTACGACATCACCATCGAG